ATCCGCAAGCTAATTATGGAAGACATTTCTATGACTTGGAAATGCACTCTAAATGATGGAACTGTAGTATGGGGTGATTACGAAAGACCCGGAGTTGAGGAAAGCCCTTGGTTGAGACTACAAAGATATTGTAAAGAGAACGACAAGTGTATTTGTAAAGCTCAGGTTATTGTAATGGGTGCCCCAGAAGAGGTTGTCTTTGAAGATGAGAACGGTCTTGATGGTTTCTTTATCGCTAGAGGTTTCTCTAGAGATATTGATATGGCCACCGGAGAAGGCCCAACATTCCAGCATATGACTTTCGGCTTACTGGAAGACAACTTAGAATTTGTTGATATTAAGAAATACAGCTGGCCAGAATGTGAGTTTGAAGAATTTTCACAGAGAAGGCAGGCTACACAAGAAAACCTTTCTTTTATGATATGGCGTAATGGCGAAACAAAGAAGTCAAGCGAGCAGGTTCAAGTCACCCTCAACGGGTGAGTATTGTACGGTAGGACAGTATCTAGCTGAGATCCTCGTACAGCGTAAGGCGGAAAAAGAGAACGTAGGTTCCCTGTCTTACAAGTTCTGGAATAAAACACGCAAAAAGCAATATGAGCTACAGGTAAAAAAAGTATATCAACTCATCCGTGTTTTTGGTGAAGAAGCTGTCTATGATTACATTATAAAGAAGAACAAAAGAGTATACAGCGCTGCGCCCAAATGGGTTAAAGACGAGATAGAGAAACACAAGAAACGGCTTGACCGAAGACCTAAGAAGAAAAACGCAGAAGTTATTGAAGTCAATAAAGACAACATTGAATCGCAGCCAAGAAAAACATTTGGAAGAAAAACACTTTTTACGAAATTGAGGAATACTAATGGCAAAGACAAAGAAGAATGACCCATCCTTCATCAAAGATATTGTTAAAAAATATGGCAACGTAATATCAACGGGAAACCAAATCTTAGAAAGACGAAAAGATTACAAGGTTGTTAGTGTTAGCCCCGCTATTGACTTAGCTCTTAACGGAGGCATAAAGGAAGGTTCTTGGGTTATCTTGACTGGAGATCCTAAATGTGGCAAGACTACTACCGCCCTACAGATTGCGGCAAATTGCCAAAAAGAAGGAAGGCCAATCATATATCTTGATGCTGAAGGCAGACTTAAAGAAATGAATCTGCTTGGGGTTGATGGTCTCGACAAAGAGAAAATGCAGATCATCCATTCCGAAGATGAGCCACTCAGCGCCGAAGCATTTTTAGATATTGCTGTCAAGCTAGTTAGCGCAAAAGAAAATGAGGGCTGTGTCTGTATCATCGACTCTACGTCTTCTCTCATGCCAGAAAAAGAGTTAGACGGAGATATGACACCCGGTCGTGCTGGACTGCCAAAAATACTGTCGGTGTTCTGTAAGAAAATGGGGCAGATCGTACCGAATCAAAAGGCGACTTTAATTATTATTACACACTTCATTGCCAATACCTCCGGCTATGGAGCATCTAGGATGCCAGACTGTGGCAGAAAAATCCAATACCAAGCCGACACAAGAATGGAGGTAAAGTCTATTAGTCCTTGGGTTCAGAGCGACACTCAAGTTGGACAAGCTGTTAATTGGAAAGTGGTATGCTCATCAATGGGATCTCCCGGAACTGAGTGTCAAAGCTGGATTAAATATGGGCACGGCATTGATAAGATTCAAGAAATTATCATGCTAGCTTTAGACATTGGACTCATAGCCAAAGCAGGGGCTTGGCTAACATGTGAGTTCATGCTAGGGCATGCCGATGTAGTTAAAAAAATCAAGCCAGAGATTAACGAAGAAGACTCAGAAGCCGTGCTGAAAGCCGTCAAGTTTCAGGGGCAGGAGAGGCTATATAATTTTCTGCTTGCAAATGAAGAAGTCTTTGACATCTTAGAAAAAGAAATTAAGGGTATGCTATAATGTATGTAGAAGGTCTCGATGGTAAAACTTGGAAATGGAACCCCTCTAGAAGTCAAGCCTCGGTAGATGAAAAAAACAGATCTTCTTTACATAAAAAAGCAAGATCCATCTTGAAAGAAGTGTACCCTTATGATAGAATACTAGAGGAAGTGACACTACCGGGAACTAGAACAGGCTCTAGGAAGACTCTGCTTTATGCTGATCTATATGTACCCAATAGAGATTTGATTGTAGAAGTACATGGGGAACAGCACTTTAAATTCAATTCATTTTTTCACAAAGACAAGATGGCGTTTTTCAAAGCTCAGGCAAGAGACAAAGACAAAAGAGCTTGGTGCAAGCTAAATCACATGAATTTGATTGAACTAAACTACGACGAATCTGAAGAAGAATGGAGAGCAAAGTTTGACTAACGAAGAAAAAGCGAATGAATTTCTCCAGAAAGTTGATGACTGGATTGAAGATAGAAACGTAGATTTAACAAAGGCCAACGAGGAGGTCGATGGCATCATGGCCTTGACAGTATCGGAGCTAAGATCTCTCGATCAGCAAAAGGCACTTTCTTTTAGTTTTGTTTTATTTTCACATGCAGAATATTTACAGTCGTTACATAATAAAGAGAAGACAATAGTTAACTTTTGCACCGACAGTATTTGGTTTATAGTCGCAGACAAAATGGACAACTACGGTGGTCAGTATGCCAAGTGGGAAGTAAGATACTACTCTGCTATTAAAGAGAACCCAATGGCATCAGAATTAAATAGATTGAAATTATCAGCCGAAGCTAGAGTAAATAGAATATCAGGAAAGATTGATTCAGTAAAGAAGATGGCTACAGTCCTTCATGATATTGGAAAAAGACGAGGTTATTAATGAGTATCATACAGACAGCTAAAGACCTTCTTAGGAAAGGCATAGCGCTCAACGACGAAGAGTTAATACAAATGGCAAATTCTCTCTTGACCGAACAAGGGGATTCCGAAACACCTGTCCAGCCTGTAAAAGAAGAGGTTGTTACGCGGGATTCTTCGGTTGAGAGAGCCTCTGCCGATGACTTTACGGTTAAAAGAGAACAGCCACAGCAGAGAAAAGTCCCTGTCAATGAAATGGGATCTAGAAAGAACAGCTTTGTGGACGACGGAACAGAGCATACGGATATGGAAACGCCAGACTTTGTTCCTACACAAAGACGAAAAGCGCCTAGAAAAGTCAAGCAATCCTGTCAAGCTTGCTCAAAGACATTTGAGGTTAAAGAAGTTCACCGTAGAGACTGGTTCGTTTGTGATAAATGTCTGGAAGACAGAAGAAGATAACATAATTTTTAAAAGGAACTATAATGTTTAAGAACAGACTACAACAAATTATTGCTGAGCGAAAAGCCGCAAAAAATAATGAAGAGACACCCGCAGAAGAGTCAACTGATGAAGCTGATGTCCGAACAAGGGGTGAGATCAGGCGTGAAGAGAAAGAAGATCGCAAGGAAGACCGTCAGGAAAAAGTCAAAGAAAGACGGGAATACCGATTAGAGAAGCTGAACGCCGTCAAAGAAAAGATTTATGCGGTCGCCTCAAAGAGAAAGTGGTTGTTTTTTATCATAGCAGGTGCTATAGTAGCGTACCTAGTTATCTTCAAAGGTGGTTTTGGAGGTGGTGATATTTTAACTAAGATCAAAGGACTTTTTGGATAATGAAAAAAGCACTAACTTTAGAATGGAAAGATTTTTTGTTGGGCGTATTTTTAAGCGCAACTATTTGTATGGGATTCTATATTTTTAGAGGAATGTAATGAACTTAGGTATGCTAGCAATTACCACAGCCTCAATAATGTATTTGGTTGTGTGTACTTCTTGTATAAAACAAAAGGATTATCCACATGCTCTCATGTGGTTTTCTTATGCGATGGCTAATATTGGATTATTATGGTACGAGATCAAAAAGATAAGCGCAAACTAGAAGACTTAGCTGCAGAGAGGGCTGTGCTATCTGGCTTATGTCAGTACGGCCTTGATGCTTTGCTGGAGTCTGACTATCTTGAAGCGGAGCACTTCACAGACGCAACAAATCAGATGCTGTTTAAGTGTGTCAAAAAGTCTCTTCAGGATGTAAACAAGGTAGAGTTGTCATCAATTCTTTCTGCCGCTAATCAGCTTGGGTTTTATGAAAATATAAACAACCAAGAAGAGGTAGGTTTTCTCAGGTCTCTGTTCAACTTTCCAATACATAAAGAAAATGTTGGATTCCACGCTGCGAAGTTGGCTAAGCTGCAAATTGCCAGAGATGTCAAAAAAACTCTAGCTGTTTGCTCAACTAGAATAGATAAGATAACTGGCGATGAAGACATTAATGATATCATTTCGATTATAGAAACGCCCGTGCTGGATGCTACGGCCAAAATATACCAAAGGTCTGACAATAAACCAGAGGTTATTGGTAACGAAGTAGCCGACTATGTTGAGTTCTTATCTGAGAATAAGAGCGACATGCTTGGTATCAGCACAGGATTTCCAATTTATGACGAAGCGATAGGCGGTGGTCTCCGTAGGAAGTGTGTTGATCTAATTGCCGCAAGACCAAAGGTTGGTAAGTCGATGTTTGGAGATGCCGTTGCTATGCACGTATCAAAAAACTTAGATATTCCCGTGCTTGTACTAGATACAGAAATGTCTAAAGAAGACCATCTAAATAGGATGCTCGCAAATATCAGCGGTGTAGAGATAAATACAATATCAAGCGGTAAGTTTGCAGATAACGAACTCAATCTTGAAAAAGTTGAGATGGCAGCGAAGCAACTTGAAGAAATTCCTTACCACTATGTTAGTATTGCTGGTCAGCCTTTTGAGAACATACTGAGTATTATGCGTAAGTGGATATATCAAGAGGTTGGATTTGACGAGACTGGCAGAACTAAAGACTGCTTAATAGTATATGATTATCTCAAGCTAATGAACTCTGATAGTATTTCTAATTCTATGCAAGAGTTTCAAGTCTTGGGCTTTCAAATAACACAGCTACATAATTTCTGTGTTAAATATGATGTCCCCTGTCTAAGCTTTGTACAGCTAAACAGGGATGGTATTACAAAGGAGTCAACAGACGTAGTTTCTGGGTCAGATAGGCTAATTTGGCTTTGTACTAGCTTCTCTATATTTAAGATGAAGTCAGATGAGGAAATTGCCGATGATGATGAAGACAATGGTAATAGAAAGTTAGTTCCTATTGTAGCTCGACATGGTGCAGGATTGGACGATGGCGACTATATAAATATGAACATGTTTGGTAAGTTTGGTAAGTTGGTAGAGGGAGAGACTAGAAATGCTCTGAGAAAGAACTCTACCGTTCGAGATAAAGGTTTTGTTTCCGAAGATGGAGAGCAACCAACAAATATTGAAGATCTCTAATCAGCTATTCTCAAAGCTTCCTGAGCTATTGAAATATCTTGAAATTGATTTCATTGAGTACCCTAATAGATATGCTTTCGCATGTCCAATTCATGGTGGAGACAACCCAGAGGGATGCTGCATTTTTCTAGATGGCAATAGCGTAAAAGGCAACTGGAACTGCTGGACAAATCACTGCGAATCTGATCACGGCAGAAACCTATTTGGATTTGTTAAGGGTGTCCTTGCAAATAAGGCTGACGGTAATCCTAATATATATGAGACCGTTAAGTTTTGCATGGATTTTCTAGGGTTAAGCGAGTCTGAGCTTAAGGACATCAAGAATGTAGATTCCAACAATGATTTAAAGCTGCTTGAAATTTTTCACAGAGATCCAGAGAGGTCAACTCCTGCTATAGACAGAGATCTAATTTTACAGGAATTAAACATACCAGCTAGTTATTATATTAACAGAGGCTACAGTGAAGAGGTTCTTGCAAAATTTGATGTAGGACTTTGTAGCAAAAAAAATAAGCCAATGTCTAACAGAGTTGTTGTCCCAATCTATGATGAGGGCTATAATTATATTGGATGTATAGGCCGGTCGGTCTACGAAAATATGAAACCTAAGTGGCTGCACAGCAGAGGGTTTAGAAAAAGCTCTTATCTGTACGGCCTAAATTTATCTAAGGACAAAATACTAGAAACAGGCACCGCATTTGTAGTTGAAGGGCAAGGAGATGTTTGGCGGTTGCATGAGGCAGGTATAGAAAATTGTGTCGGAATATTTGGCGCAAACATGAGCGATGACCAGTTAGTATTGCTAGAAAAAAGTGGCGCATTAAACTTGGTAGTCCTGACAGATTATGATGAAGCTGGACATAGAGCCGCTGAGCAGATAATGAAGAAATGCGGCAGGCGATTTAATTATCATAGACCAAACATATCGCAGAAAGATATTGGCGATATGACAGTAGAACAAATAAATAATGAAATACTTGAACAGTTAGAAGGAGTATTAGTATGACTAGAATCTTGGCGTTTGCTGGCAAAAAACAATCCGGCAAAAATTCATGTTGTTCATTCTTGCATGGATACCAAATGAGGTCTTATAATGTAATAGATGGTTTTGATCTTTCCGCAGATGGACACCTTGTTATAGATACGGTCTCTGTAGATGAAAACGGTGAGAAAAAAACCACAAAAGGCGCCCTTGATGTAACGCGCACCGACCTTGAGTTTGGCATGTGGGCGGCAGAGAGTATGTGGCCTTTTATTAAGCACTACTCTTTCGCATCATCTCTCAAAGAGATAGCTACTGGTCTTTTTGGATTAACAAAGCCACAGTGCTATGGTACAGATCTAGACAAGAACAGTCTAACTTGGATTAGGTGGGAAGACATGCCCGGCTATGAAGGCGAGAACGAAGGTAGAATGACAGCTAGAGAATTTCTACAGCACTTTGGGACGGACATTTGTCGCAAGATTCATTCAGACATTTGGACTGATAGAACACTGAGAAACATTAGGGAAGAAGAGTCTTTATTTGCTGTTATCTCAGATTGCAGATTTCCCAATGAAGCCGAAGCAGTTCAAAGGGCTGGTGGCAAAGTTATACGATTAACTAGAGGAGATGATTCAGATGACGCGCACTCTAGTGAGACAGAAGTCAACAACATAGAATACGATGCTGTGATTGATAATAAAGATCTTAGCCTTTTAGAAACGAACAAAGAAGTTATTTCTCTCTTAGAACAATGGGGTTGGTTGGGAGATGTGATACAACCCGTAGTACCGGAGCCAGTTGAGGACAAACCTGAACTTGTTGGCGGTATCAAGAAAATCAAGGAATAAATATGTTAGTTACATACATACGTAGCTCTAGTTACAACAATTTTGAGTATTGTCAAATGCAGTACTTTATGACCTATGTTTTAGGTCATCAGACCGTATCTGGCAAGAAAGCTCAGCTGGGAACTGTCGTCCATAAAGTTATGGAAGTTCTAGCCGGTTGTAAAAAGCTACACCAAGATAAGGCCGAGCTATTGCTTGAGGATGACGCTATCGGAGAGGTCGAGTTTACCAAACGTAGACTCGGAACAAAGAAATTTGTAAACGAAATCCTTAAGCGTAGCTACGACCATTACACATCTAATTGCACTCATCATTACACTAATGCCGACTATAAGTTTTGTGATAAAACGACTTGGGAAGCGTTGACTTATGAAGATGGAATCTTTGATCCTCGTAACAGAAATATCGTAGCGGCTGAACCACAATTTGATATTGCTATAGAAGAGGACTGGGCCAAATATGAGTACGATATGCCAGACGGAACTACCGTTGAGGGTCGGCTAGCTATTAAAGGTACTATTGACTTAGTGACCGAAGTTGATGACGGAGTTATCGAAGTTATCGACTGGAAGACAGGACGCAGACTTAACTGGGCTACAGGAGAAGAGAAGACTTATGAGAAGCTGTGTAAAGACCCACAATTAATGCTGTATCATTATGCAATTTCTAAACTTTTCCCTGAATATGAAGACGCGATTATGTCGATATACTTCATTAGGGACGGTGGGCCGTTTAGTATTTGTTTTGAGGAAAGCGACAGGCAGAAGTTCTTGGGGATGCTGAAGGACAGGTTTGAAGAGATTAAGAAGACAACCAAACCAAGGCTGCTTTCTAGGAATCAATCTCACTGGAAATGTCAAAAGCTTTGTGACTTTTGCAAAAAGGATTGGCCCGGAACTAATGAGAGCATGTGTAGGCATGTAAGTAATCACTTGGAGCAGTTTGGTATGTTAGACACAATACAAGAATGCACAAGAGAAGGTTTTGATGTTGGGTATTATGAGGCACCGGGATAAAAGGAAATTTAAAATGAAATATTACTATGAAGACTTAGACGGATTTTGGGGAGAACTCGATGCGTCTTTTTACAGCAAGATGGTGAAAAGGTTCAACAGCGGCTCTCACTTTGTGGAGGTGGGTTCCTTTAAAGGTAAAAGCTCGTCATGTATGGCAGAAGAGATTATTAACAGTGGCAAAGACATAAGATTCGATTGTGTTGACACATGGGAGGGTTCTGAAGAGCATTATAAAGGAGGTGTCGCAGAAGACAATAATGTGGTTGACGGTGATTTGTTTGAAGTGTTTTTAGAGAACACAAGCCGGTTTTCAGATGTAATCAACCCATTCAGACTTCCGTCAAAAGAAGCCTCTAAGCTCTACGATGAAGAATCGCTCGACTTTGTTTTTATTGATGCTGCACACGACATGAGAAATGTTTTAACGGACGTAAGGAGCTGGGCCCCAAAGGTCAAGAAAGGTGGAATAATAGCCGGACATGATTACGGAGGCGGTCACACAGGTGTTACCGACGCTGTTGACCTATATTTTAAAGATGTTTTGCAAGTTGAGGTGCAGGTTTTTGAAGACTCTAGCTGCTGGTTTGTTG